CGGACCTGGCCCAGATGTAGCAGCAGGCAGCGGAGAGATCGGTGTGATGCCCCCGCCTGAGACTCCGCCACCAATTTGCGTCTGCGCACCAGCCAGAGGCGCGAGAAAAAGCAGTAAAGGAAGTAGTTTGAGTCTCAAGGAATTACCCTCACGACGTAGCTCTTTGCGACTGGCGTTAAAGTAACAATCGCTACAACGTTTACCGTAACCGTGTTTGCCGCTGTCACCGTGCAGCCGATATTCGCTCCGAGCGCATAGATGTTTGTTCCATCGCTTGGCTGTGCCGTGCAGACCATCCCAACTGTCGCGCCTATGACCGTCGCTGTTCCTGATGCGCTTGCGCCAGCAGCGAGGAGGGAGCCGCCTATGGAGCCAGTCGTGCCACTCATCACGCCGGAGGTCGCGCCAAGTACCCACGCCCCCGCTTTACAAGTCCACGCATACCCGGTGGATGAAATGCCGTCGATAGATATATTTTTGATGCCTAGCCCGCAACTGTCAGTTGGCGCTCCGCTACCGTTAGATGTTGACGTGCCGGGGAGTTGAGCAAGAACTCGCCAACCAATCAGAAGTAGGCAAACGAAAAGTATTCTAGTTCGCATGACACCCCGAAACTGCCCACGTATCGCTTGCTGCCGGGGCGGTAGCTGCTGCTACATCACTGAATAGCTGGAACGTCACTGACGTTGAACTGAGCGCACCTGTTTGCAGGATGATGAAATTTGTCGTGCTGACTGCGCTAGTATGCGTGATCGTAGGACAAATCCAGTGATGCGCCGCTGCTGGAAACATGACCGTGCAGCCTGCGGAAGTCGGCGCCGTGCCTGTAAAGATTTCAAATGAAGCTGTGCCGTTGGCGTTTTGAATCGCCGCGACTGTTCCTCCACATCCTGCTCCGGCAATAGTTGGAGCAGTCGGAGAGATAAGCAAGCTTGTAGCGTTTAGTGATCCGCCTGCACCGAGCGTCTGGGCGGCTGTAAATGTTTGAGCGATATTTATTCCTGCTACCGTCAAGGAAGCATCAGGGAATGTCGTAACTCTTGCTGCTGTAGTCGTGGAGGTTAATTTATTGTTGTTTGTCGCTGCATTGCCGAGCCAGAGATTGCCAGCAGGCAGAGCTACGGACCCTAAATCTGTCCCCCCCGCTACTGCTGGAGTAAAAGAAGAAGAGAACACAGCCCCGCTGAGGTTCACGCCGGTTAAGTTCGTGGGCACGCCAAATCCTGTATTGAGAAACTGAAACGCTCCGTTGTTATTGCGTACATAGATCGTGTTGTTGTTCGTGACATCATAAAGTTGTAAGGCACTCGTTGAGCCATTGCCATTGGTGAAGAATGCGTTCCCGGTACGCACGAAACTACCTTGAGCGCTGACATCATCGAGAAACTTTGTACCGTACGAAGTGTTAGCCAAGTTCTGAATTCCGCGAATCGAGCTTGGCGTGTAGCGGTTGGCTGAGGTTTCTCCAATGAGTATGCCATAGGCCAACTGATGCGGAGCGGTTCCACCAGCGAATGTCACTCCGTCGAACGTATGCGCCCCGCCATCCACCATGCAGATGTTGGCCCAGACGTTTGTAGGTGTGCGGTTGGCATTAGTTGGCTGAATCTGTAAACCGTTGAATACACCCCCTGTCAGGTTCGCTGAGCCGTTAGCCGTGGCATCTGAGATATACTCAATATCACAGTTGAAATTGTTTCCAAACTGCCCGCTGCCCATGATGTGTCCGTTGGAAGTCAGTACTGATCCCGTCGTGGCATAGACTTCATGTCCGTTCATCAGGTTGCCGCCGTGGTCATGGTTTACTTCGCGGATTGTTGGCGAGTTGCTGTACTCGTCACCATTGCCCCAGTAGATTGTCCAACCGCTGTTTGTGCCGATAACTGTGACTGTGCCGGGAGTCGGCGTCAGGCTGATGCACTGGCCTAATGTGATAGTCGTGGTGCTTGGAATGGCCGAGACGACACAGCTATACCAAGTCGTTGTACCGTTCCCAAGATGGAAGTGGGTACCAACAAGCGATGAGTCCGTGCTCCAACTTCCAGAGGTGGCAGTCACTGTTGTAGCTGTCGTATTGACAGTAGCGGTGATGCCGTTGTTCTCATAAGAAGGTGCTTCCATGCGACCGTCCGCCGTGTTCAGCACGTACATGCCATCGCCGTTATTATTAGCCGTAAAGTGCCCGATGTTGATAAAACAGCAGGCTTGGTTCGCTATCCCAGTCGAACTGTAGAACGTGCCGTGCGAGGCATTGTGCTGCGTGATGAAATAGAATCCGTAGAACGACTGGCCCTGGACAAGAAGCCCAACGCCTTCTGTGGGATTGTTAGCTTTGTTACCATCCTGGTTGATGTACTGGATTGACGTTTGATTAGCGTTAATCGGGACCTGAATGTGAGAAGTAAGATTCAGCCCGTTTCCTTCTTCCACCGTGACCGGACAAGTCAGGTTGAGTAACCCAGGCGAACAGGGAATAACTGAAGTAAGCTCTGAAAGATTACTGAGGGTTATTTTGTTCGTCCAGTACGTTCCCTGCTCCACGAAACGCACATGCACGTTAGCTGGAATTGTTAAAGCCGTCCACGGACTAGTAGCTGTGCCTGTTCCGCACGCTTGGTTCACATCAATTACGCCACCGTTTGCAGGAAGGGCCGCCGCCGCCGCAGTAATTTTATCCGCGCAGGTTGTTCCAGCAAAAGCACTTGCGTATAGTTCAGCACCAATCTGCTTAGGATTGAATGGCCCTGTTAACATTGCTGTCCCGCTTACGGTGAGAGAGGTTAAATTTGAAAATGACCATGCACCTGTCACTGAACAAGCTAGGTTGGCAGCACAGAACGTATTGACTTGCGGGAAGATCCCCGGCGCCACCACGGTTATTTCTTTAGGTTCTGGAATGTGCGGCGAGTAGAGCGTGAAGTCATGCTCTCGAGCTGAGAGCGGTAATGCGATAAGTAGAAAAATAAGAAGTCGCTTCATCAAAACACCACAGCTTTCAAAATTTGGCCAGTGACTGAATTTCCTGGATTTGCCACGCTCATTTGCACCTGCACTAAAAGTGAATTAAGGATTGTAGTGTTGACTGAAATGGTTGGCGTTCCGATTATGCCATTCGGCCCTATGACGCCGCCGCCGCTGGCCGTAGAAAAGTATTCGCAGCTTAGGTTCGCCGTTCCGCCAGCTCCCGCAGTCAAGATAGCCATTTTGATAGAAGTATTGAAAGGCTGGTTGTTGGCTATGCCTGCTGTGACTTGCGTGACGCAACCAGTACCGCCGCCAAGCGTCGTTGTCAAAGTGATGGTGCCGCCAGAAGCAGTGCTCTCGATTCCTGTCAGCTGAATATCGAGCAAACTTCCCTGGGAAAGCGTATTGGCTGCAATCGAGCAAGAAAGCAAGTTTTGAATCGCATTATTGTTCACTACCGTAACCGGCGTGAAGTTTGTGCAGCCTAGGCCAGCTCCGGTTGTGGCTGAGAAAACACCAGGGGAAAACAGGTCAAGAGCATAAGTTCCTCCAGCGGCATTCGTAGTTCGCACACGGCCTAGAATAGTGCCGCCACTCGATGGGAAGTTGAGTCCCGCGTCATGGCACTGGCCTGGCGTAATAGTGCTTTGCTGGACATAATCTGCGGCTGTCGTGGCCCCGTCAAAGACACAGGAAGCCGTACCGCTTTGCTGGATCGTAGCGCTGCCGGTAGTGCCGGCGCCAGCCACTACAATTCCGATAGCTCCATTGCCTGTTGCCAGGGGGGTATTGCTTCCGATTTGAGCGGTTGCTGAGCCTGCAATATTAACTTCGCTCGCCGTGGAATTAAGAGTCGTTCCAGTAGCGTTATTCGGCATGACTATGTAGGCAGCGGGATCATTGACCACCGATACCCCATTGATCGTCGGCGTGGTTAAAGTTTTGTTTGTAAGGGTATCAGTCGTTGCCCTGCCAACTAAAGTATCGGAAGTGACTGGTGTAGTAAGGACAACATTTCCGGATGGAGCTGGAGCGTTAAGAGTCGTCGTGTTGGGCGAGGTCCCAAGCACAATCTGGTTGACACTTGGCGTGATCTTGATAGGCTGGCTGAAAGTCTGTACGCCTGACCAGGTATTGGCGAGCGAGAGCAGTCCTAGTTGGCCGGTGATGCCATCAATGCTCCAGATTTGTGTGCCAGTGGCGCAGTTCACGCCACCAGCGGAGAAAAGAACCAATTTGTAGCCTTGTGAGGTTAGCCAGATCGAACCGCGGCCACCCGCATCAAGTATCAAAGGATTATTATTTACCGTTAATCCAGTGCTATCTGTGTATGTCGCTTGCGGAGAGCTAGTCCCGGCACTATATGAAAATACGCATCCACCTGCCAGCGGAACTCCATTGTTGCTAAGAAATTGCAGCTTTGGCTCAGGGCTGAGTGAAACTGAAACTTGCCCATAAGCAGGTGCAGCGAGCAGAAAGAACAGAAGTAGCTTTCTCATTGGTTCCTCAGCCTTCTGACAATCTCATTCTTGGCCAGTTCGTCTCCCCAGCTAGCTAATTGTCGCAACTTGGTCAATGGTACTTGCGTCAAATCGCCTGCTCGTTTCAAGTCTGCGGCGCTAGGAGCCTCACCTGGCCGCACGATAGTCTTGGTGCGCGAGATTAGATCATCAGGAGCCCCGGCGAGGTCAGACAGCTTCCTGACTTGCGGGAATGGCGTAGAACTTCCTTGCGGAAGCCCAGAAGTGCTTGGAGTTTTCCAACCGGCCGCGGTCTGTGCTCCTTGGCTGCCTTCTCTGCTACCAGTCTCCCATTCTGCTAAGTCCGCGGCTTGTTTGTATTCCGGGCCAAAGTTCTTCTGGAACATGGCTTCTGCGGCTGTAGACGTAGCGCTTGCTGGCATTGGAGAGGGCTCGGGAGCGTTCTTGGCTGCTTGTGCGTCAGCGAATCTTTGCTTGGAAGCCGCTAATCTATCTGCTGCTTGCTGACGCTTAACAGCGGCCGCTTGCTCTGTAGCGTCCTGCATTTCTAGTTTTGCGCGATCTGTCAACCATTGCTGCCTTGCCGTCTCCGCAGCAGTCATTTGCTCCTGGATGTCGGCCTGCTTAGGAACAACGCCTTCTAATTCCCGGCCAGCTATTTCTAGAGGATTAAGCGAAACTTTAGCCGTTCCTCCAGGTCCACGAGTTATGCGTTGGACTGCTTTAGTTGCCCCCCCTGGCTGGTAAGAACCCGCTACTCCGCCCAATACGCCCCCAATTAAACTTCCGTATTCGGCAGCATCAGGAGAATTGCTCAGCATCGGAGCTATCTGTTCCCCAGCATAGCTTCCGACTTTGGCTCCTACAATCTGCCGTGCAGCGGTCACTGGCGCTAGAACTGCTGCGGCATTACTGAAAGGTGTAGGTGAGTTCATGGCGCGATTCTGTAGATAGGCTAGTCGGGCTTGGCGAGCTTCGTGCTCATTTGCTGCTTGTATGACAGGCGCTCCTATTTGCTGGCGGGATTGTTCAACCGCCTGCTGTTCCATGCCTTGCCCTGTTTTAATGTCAGGTGGAGGAGCAAGCTGCTTCTTAATGACTTCAGCAATGTCAGCATCAGCCATTGAGTCCGGGAAGGCTACGACGCGGCCATCAGGAAGCTGTACGTTCTTATCCGCCATTATGGGAGCGCCTCAATTTTGCCAGTAGCCTGATTGTACCTGTGCGTTGCTTTTGTAGTGGAAGTAGTGGAACCACCTATTTTTTTCTGATAGTACGCCCCAGCCCCGCCCTGGCTAGAGTGGGTTTGATAGCTTTCCGGCCTGGCGTTGTCAATGAATGTCTGCACAGAATCCACATTGCTGGCCAAGGCGCCTTTGACCGCTTCTGGCCCATTCTTGAAGTGATTCAAGATGTTTGCTTCCGTCTCCTTTACGCCTTCTTGCGAGCGGAAACCATGTACGCCAGAGTTAGCCATAGCAATGTTATGGATGCGGTTGCCGATAGCTGAAATGTCAGAATCGTTGTTTCCAATCATCTGCTCGACATTGGTGAAACGCCCTGCGATGGCTCCAACCAAGTCTTTCCGGCGATCAAGAGCGGCATTTACAGCAGTAGCGTTCTCTGCGATGTTCTCAGCCAGTTCACTTTTTTTCTTCTCGTCGTTGGTGACGTTGGGCTTCCATTCTGCCCCAGCTTTCGCGGCTGTTTCTGCTTTTGCTTTTGCCGCGGCAACGGCAGCATCATTCTGGATCTTCTCAGGACTGAGCAGGACGTTAGCGCGCGCTGCGCCCTCAGCCGCAGAAAGGGCTAGCTTGTTCTTCTGTATGTCCGGATTCAGTGCTTCCTCTGTCTTGCCTGCTTCCGCCGAGGCTTGACTGAGTACGCCCTTTGCTCCCTCGAGATCGCCTCTTTGCAGGAAGAAGTTGGCTTGCGATTTGTAGCGCTGGTTGGGTGCGCTGGTAGTCTTGCCTGCTGGCGGGAAGATTGTATCTATCTGCGCATCCATTGAGCCGGATTGCAGGCCGGATTGCTGCTTGACCTTCATGGCTGCTAGCGCGGCATCTTGCTTGTCTTTTTCCGCTTGCGCCTGCTTCTGATAATCGGCGGTAAAGTTCGTTTGCCCCATCAGCATCTTCTGAACGCCCTGCAACTGCTCCGGGCTGTGATAGGTAATGTCTTGGGCATGCTGAGGATCTAGCCAGCCATTCTTGATGGCAGTCTGTTTTCCTTCTTCCAGCTTTTGCGCTTGCTCGCTTGGATCTGCTTTGAGTACATTTCCTACAATGGCAGCTAAATGCTGATTCTTCTCGTTTTCGGTGTCGAATTGCGTCTTGGCTGCATCGGCATCGGCTTTGATTGCCTGGGAGTTTTTGGCGTGCATGTCGATGATGTGCGACTGAACGCCAAGGACCGTTTGCGCCGAGGCTCCATTCTTCCTAAGCAGGTCAACGTAGCCATTGAAGTCCTTGCCGTCCCATTGCTGCATGGCTTGCTGCCCAGCCTTGGCATCTTGTCCTATCAGATTCCTGACTTGGGCGGCTTGGGCATACTGCTCCAAAAGATTAGGCTGGTGCTGGCCGATAGATAAAGCTGCTAGCGGTACGCCCATTATGGTCCTCCCGCTGGCAGATTCACATCAGATGGATTATAGCCTTGCGGTTGGAATTGTCCTGGCTGCTGACCAATCAAATTCTGGAGCATGGCATACTGCGACAAGCTATTTAGGCCACCCATGCCAGCATTCGCTATTCCGGCATAGCCGCTAGCTGTTGCCGCTCCTTGGTTTAGGATGCTTTGCCCGACTTGACCTCCGATTGTGGCATTGGTCCCTGAAATATTAGAAGCCGCTGCCTGGCCTTGTTGCCCGAGTTGGCCTGCGGCCGTCTGTCCCAACCCCGCTACCGATGCCAGGCGGTTAAATTGGTTGGCTTGGTTCTGCTCGAAGATATTGTAATTCTGCTGATACTGGCCAAGAGCTCGATTGTAGACGTTCGAGTACTCATTAGAAGCATAGTCCTGGCCGTATTGCTGGATGGCCTTGGCCGTACCACCAGTCAGAAGATTCCCGCTAGCTGCCGCGGAGTTCTGCAAGGCTTGATTCCCTTGCTGAAGCCTGAACTGATAGCCAGGATCGTTCTGCTCTGTGGCCGCGGTCGGTGCTTGGAACTGCTGGTTCCAGGGCTGAAGGCCATTCGGTCCAGCTAACTGGCTGAGTTGCCCAACAGCTCCTTGTCCTGCTTGCAACCAAGGCTGCTCATTCTGCTGCTGAGTGTTCCATTCCTGCTGCTGGAAACCAAGGGATTGCTGGCCAAGGCTGTATTGCAGATTGGCTGCATACTTGGCAGCGTTAGCTTGGGCTTTTCCGGCCTGAGACGAGAAAATACCTCCTATCAAACTGCCACCAAGCGCTCCACCGACGATTGCCGCCATCAAAGTTCCTTAATGAACGAAGATTCCAGAAAACTATATCCGCAATGCTCGCAAAGCCCATCAAAAGAAGCCGTTGGGCCAGTCAGGAGCATGTACTTGGCTCCTAGTTCCTTTGCTGCTCGCTGGCCTTCATGCAAAAGATCGATACTTGCTCGGCCGCGATATTTTTTGGATACTGACCAAACTACCATGCTGGCAACAATCTGCCCGGCGAAATAGTAGAAGTTAGGAAACGTCGTAAAAGCAAAAACTCCCTGGATGCCATTATTTTCATAAACAATCACTCGGGCCTGATCGTCAGCCATCAAAGCCCCTACAAATGCTCGCAAAGTGCTCGGATTGAACACGATTTTTTGCTTATAAGGGCCTTCCTCGACATTAGCCCAGACAAGCTCTATGATGCGCGGAATATCAGCTGACTCCGCACGCCTTAGAACGAGTTCAGTGGCACACGCTTCCATGTAGTCCCCGTATAGACATAAAGAAAATTAGCATCCTTGGCCAGCCCGAAACCTATATCAGCGGCGCTTGAAGCCTGCCCTGCTGGCCAAACCGGTAGGGCACTTAGCGTTGCGCTGATGTTCTGAAAGTACTTGATCCAAGGAAACGAGAAGATCCACACCAGCTTAGCGATGACACTAGGCAGTGGGACGCCTTGCTGCGGGAAGAATGGCGAGCGAATCGGCGGATCTTGGAATTTAGCCATTTAGCTCCACTCGATTTCAATCTCCCCGGCCGTGCCGGAGGTAACGACTTGTAAGCCTTGCGTGAAATATAAAGGCGCGAGAACGCCTAGGCTAGTGGTAATCGTTGCTGGCGTTGCTCCGTAAATGGTTGTGACGTTGCCGGCAGGGTTCGGGCCATCGTTCAACTGGAGCGTCCAGCTAGTTCCTGCCTGCGGCACGCTGATGGCTTGAATATAGCCGGCGCTGGTTTTGATCTGCGTCGTTGTGCTGGTCGTGATCTTCGTTATCGGCATGTTACGCTCGCTTTCCTAGTTCTTTGACCAATCTTTCCTGTGGCGAAAATCCAGGGGTCGCCATAAGGTACGAATCTATAATGCGCCAGGGAATAGGATCGGACACGGAAACCTCATAAACCCTGTCCCTGGACCGCCCTAGACGCCTCCAGATGGCTCGCTTGGTATACTGCCCGGCTTGACCGCAATCGATAGAGTAGATGTTTGACCAAGCATGGCCTCCATCATTTGACCACCGCAGCATCGCTTGCGGGCCGCGAGCCAGGACTTGCAAGTTCTGAGTAGTCGTCAAGAGTCCAGCTGTTGTCACTCCCAGATTCCAAGCTGTCGTAGGCCCAAACATGATGGTCTGCGCGTTGGCTGGGTTGAATGCGATTGAAGTAGTGGTCAAAAGCCCTAGAGTTGTGATTCCTAGCTGCCAAGAGACGTTGTTCGGCGGATCATTCATCACGATGGTTTGTGGCACTCCGGTTGAGCCAGGAGTCGTCTGTAAGTTCCCGGCATCAGTTACCGTCAATGACCATAGGGCAAGGCTCGAATCCTGCAAGGTAATAGTGGTTGTAGTCCCACCAGTTCCTTGTAGCGGAGGCTGAGGTCCTAACCCAGTCTCAAAGTCTACTTGCAACTGGTGATGGAACTCCCATTCTTGCTCCAAACAAATATGTGGAGCCCGGCGTACTCGCCTGATTGGATTTCCGAAGTCGCTGTAGAGGTTGGTGCTCATGTTGTAGACGGCACCGGTCTTGTAGTCTCCGACAAGATGCATTCCGAAGTTGTAGGTGTGGAATCTAGCTCTGTGCGCTGTGAAGAAGCCGGCATTATTCCAGTAGCCTCGCTGGTGCCACATTCCCGTTGCCACGTCATAGACCCATGTAGCGCTTGCCGTTGGAAAGTGCAGTACATAGAAAGAATGCCCTGAGTCCTGATAGCAATAAGCAATAGTATCCGCCAGCGTGGTGTACTGGCTCCAAGCGTACTCGACGGCATGATTGGAGATCCTTGTCGGGCTGTAACCTTGCGCTCTCCAGACGATTCCGGCCCCCCGCTCATCACCGCCAAGCCAAAATACCGAATTATCGAGCCGCGCCGAGGCCAAAGGCGCAATGGAACCTTGCTCGAGGAACCCTCCAGGGACAGGCTGAATTGGATTCAGAAGCGTACCGGCATTGTAAAGAACGATCGACTTGTTGCCGCCCCACAGCCACAATTCCCGGTGATCGGCCAGGGAACTCACCACATTATCTGCAAAAAGCGATACTTGGCTGACGTTGGCTAGGTTCCAAGTGGTTGAATCCTCTAGGTTTGACAGCTGGAACGAGTTGGAATTGGCGATAATGGCGATGAAAAATCCGTCAATGAAGTGAACCGCTGACCAAGGTCCAACTTGCATCGCTACAGGAACCTGCGTCAGTGTGTTGGTGGCCAGGTTGAATGTATAACCTAGTCCACCGGAAGCTATTAGGATTTGTGAGTTGCCGGGAGCTCCGCCTACCGTCATCGAGACAGGATTTCCGTCGTTAATCAGCCCCGCATAGGTAACTTGTGTGCCATTTGAGAGCAATTCAAAGAGATTCGTTCCAGCTACGAAGAATGTGCGGCCATTGAAAGCTGGCAAAGTCCCTCTGACAGGATCATTGCCAAGCGTATATTGCAACGCTAGCCCTGGAGTTGGATAGAGATAGGCTCCTGACTTTCCTCCGCCCGATTCGTTAGATTCCACGAGCCAATTCATCGTAAATTGGGCGTCAGCGTTGACGCTCTGAGATTGATAAGTTGGCCCGCAAAATCCGATTCTCGCCAATTACTTCCTCTTTCTTCGCTTCAGTTCTTCATCATCCTGCTTCGCTGAGATTGGATACGGATGCTCCCAGCGAGCCTTGAGCACATGACCGTCAAGCTCGGCCAGAACTTTTCCGGCATCTCTCTTTTTCTCTCCATCGCTGCCTTTGTTGCTTTGGCCGTGTGCGAAGGCTGGATCGGTTGCTACTTTCTTTTCTTCGTATGCCATTTCTGCTCCTTTTACCGCCCGGCAGGCAAGTCAGTTAACCAGTTGTAAACTCTGCCCCTCGGGTTCACTACGGCCGGATCAGCTTGCATCTGCGGCGCTGGCGCGTTCATGCTCTTTAGAATCCCCTTGGTAAGCATCGCTTGCGCTGCCACCTCTGGCGGTACGGAACGACCAAACTCCGGCGCGAGATCCACTGCCAGGTTATAGCGTATCGCCTTGATATAGGCCGGTGGGAATTGAACGTCTGTAACCAAGTCAGGAAAAGTTGAGATCGGTTGCCAGCCATAAATCCTTGTTTTCACTGGAACGCTTGGAATGCACCAGTAGTTGAGATTCCTGAGCGGGTAGGCATTATCATCATAGAGATATTGCGGGAGTGTCGAGTTAATCAGCTTTACTGGTACAAGCGATTGCCACTCCTGGAAGTCAAGAATCTGCAAAGGCAGTTCTAGTGGCTGCGCTGGATTATTGAGGTTGACGATGGAATAGCGCTCGATGCGCGCCGGCCGCGGGATATTGAAGTTTCCTTCCATCCCGCACGTATAAACTTGCTGGCCGGGAGTCAAAGGGAACTCACTCATCAGTATTTGGTTGATGACCAAGCGCTCCGCTTGCCAGGAATCAACCATCTGCTGAGCGATAACTAAGCCGTCCGCCGACTCGTTCCCAGAAGGCGTCTCTCCTGAAGCAAGTACGCCAATCAGCCGAAGAGCGCTTGCCAGAAGATCGCCACCGGTCATTTGAGCCCCTTAATTGATTGCTGCCTCTGGAAACAATGACCAACCGTTTTTAATGAGAGCAGCTTCGTTTTCGGCATCCTCGGCAAAGCATGTTACGTAGGGATGGCGGTCCTTGACCCGTTGCGCTTGCCCCGCTTCCGAGACGATGATGCGCGGATAGGCCGGGGAAATCTCTTCTCCCTGCCCCTTGGCCGCTTTCTTATACATCGCCTTCGGGTATTCAAGGTCCAGTTCAGTCAGCTTGGTTGGCGCTTGTTTTGGCTGTGGAATTGGCATTATTCACCAAAAGCGTCTGGCTCGACGCGCTTGCCATGCGGCTGGCCGCGGCCGGCCTTCGGAACAGGATTGAACGAATTGGGATAAGGATGCTCGTCCCGATGAGTCTCACGGTGAGCGTCGGGGAGCTTCCCAACTTTGTTCAGTCCTACTTCGCCCTGCTGATCCATGATGTGATCGCTCAGCTCATGGGGCTGCACTACTTTTTGTCCGTGCGGGTGTGGATTGTGCATCTTTCCTCCTAGAGAAGTCTTTGAATGGTCAATGAAAACGCTACCACGCCAGTAGTTGCGGCAGAGCCGGTCTTGCCTGGCGTATAGGTTAAGGCCGTTGCGCCTGTCGAACGGAACACGTAATAGGCTGAAACAGCTGTGTTTATCGTCAACGTCGATGATGTTAGAACGATCGGTGTCTGCGCCGTGGCATCATCGGTGAAACCAAGCGAGAAGTTCCAAGTTGTGTTGGTGGCAAAGGCTGTGGTCAGTACGGCATAAATGTTGCACTCATAAGTGCCTGCCGGGAAGCCCGCTGGCAATAGAGTCACGGCTGCTGCTGAGTTGAAGGCCGCGAAACCAAGGCCGGGATTGCTAACGATGGCTACAAGACTATCGCCAGCCGCCATGATTGCATTGATCTGGTTCATCACATCGGCGTCAAAACAGCCTTGCTTGGTAATCGCAGTGTTGTAATTCGCCGGAATAACTGCTGGCGTAATTGGCATGCCTTCTCCTTAAAAAATGGGGCGGTATTGCCGCCGCCCCTCCGGGAAAGAGGTTACGTGCTGTGGCGTGTTGGGTACCATAGCTGCGTACCGCTGGAACCATCGAGAATAAACTCGATGACCGTGGCCGCTGTGGCCGCTACTACCGTGGCCGCAAAAGCTACGCCAGTCCCGCCGCCGCCCGAGGTAAACGCAGGCGTTGAGTCGCAGATAATCGTGACGCGCGTTCCGTTCGCATAGTTTTCTTCTGTGCTGCTTCCGGTATAGCTAAGCAATGCTGAAGTCGGCGGTTGCATGTTGGTGACGCCTGTTGCTCCTGACAAGTGAAAGAAATTGCTTGGAGCAATAATCGATGCAGCTGCCGTAACGGTCTGGCTGGGCATCTGGAATGCTATGTCAGGCTGGTTAATCGTGAAGGCTTTGATGGCCGGGAAAAAGCCAAGAAAGTCAGCCGGAAGTCCTGACATGATAAAACAAGCATTGCCGTGGTTCATGGCGCGAGTGCCAAGTACCCCGCGCTGTACTTGCACCACTGTCCCAGTAACGCTGGTCACTAGCATAGCTTCCTGCTCGACAAGCAGGTAAGTAATGCCAGCACCCGTATTGAATACCGGATTGGTGATGTTGGTTGCCGAAGCCACGCTGAATGAGGTTTGGTTCGGAGTGATTGCCGCCGATAGAGTTGTATAAGCTAGGCTCATGATGCCACCCTGCAAGCAAGCTCGGGATAGAGCGTTGTCCAGCCGTACAAAACGTCAGTACGAGTTGGGAAACGGTCGGTGTTGATGTCATAGGCCCTGACCAAGCGGATCGAGATGCCTAGCTGCTTGTCGGCAACTCTGGCTGCCATGTCAACTCCACCTGGAAGCGGAAGGTCAGCAGACCCAAGAGCAAAAGCATCCTTGTGGAACGCCAGAGCTTGAGGACTGGAGACATTTGCCGCACCAAGTCCACCCAACAGGTTGATGCTGACGCCGTTTGCAGGTGCTGCGGTAACGTTCTGGAAAGGTCCGCTGGTAACGATGGCCGGGGAAATGGTGAAGGTCATCGCGCCGGCGCCCGAGGCCGTCGCGTTGCCGGTCACTACGAACTGCCGTAGAGCACCGGTAGAAGCCTTGGACTGCGTGTTGACCGCATAAACGCCCGTCGACCCTGAACCGAAGGTAATGACATTCCCTTGGAGCAGGGTCGAAGTCGTTACCGTCCAGTTTCCGCTCACGATGGACGTTGCCGTGGAACCTGCCAAGGTGTAGGTAGGCTGCAAGATGCCATAGTTGCCCATGACATTGATGCCTACGTTCTGGTCCATGCTCCACTTCATGCCAATGCTGCGCCCCATCGTGCCCTCTTCATACTGCCGGGCAATCTCGCTGGACTCCTGGAACAAGCCCTTAAGAGTGTCGATGATGGTCGCTTGCATGGCCGGAGAAATAACCAGGGATCGCAGATTGTCGCGCGGCGCAGCTTCCTCATCGAGCCGCTGGCCAGCCTGGAGGTAGGTCAGAAGCGCGTTGGGGACCGTGCCGGGAGTGCCGATTGTGTTGAAAACGTTCAGGTATTGCTGCATTCCGTCAAAATCGATGTGGTTTGCAATGTTGGCAATGGCTGGACGGATGAAGCGGTCGCTGAAGTCGTCAATCGAAAGGGCGAGATCCTGTGAAGTGAAAGCGATGTCTACGCCTTGCTGCGTGGTGAGGACGAGAGGTACTTGAGTCTCGGTGGCATCTTCAATGCTTAGACCTTGACCCGTTCTGCCAGCATAACGAGCTGGTTTACGGATATTGAGCACAGTGCCAATCTTGGCTCCGGCCCGGCCGAATGAATCGTCAAAGTCTCTGCGAACGTATTTTGTGAAGGTGAGATTGTTTTCGAGAACTCGGAGCGCCTCTCTGGTGATCATACTGATCGTCAGAAGGGTGTTGGCCAAGTTTTGGCTCCTTAGTCAGAATTTTTGACAATGTATCGAGAGCAAGTCAAAAAAGGTGACTAGAAGCCTGAACTAAAAGAGCAGCGCTTAGAACTGGAACGCAGGCCAGTAATTCATTTACGCCACTTTTTGTCGCTTGTCAACTAAAAAAATCGGGAATTATATAGTTGATTCCTTTGATTTTCACTTTGCCGCATCTTTCACCTTGCGTTTATTCCTTCTGATTCTACGCTTTGCAGCCTTCGTCTTTGGTTTAGGCTTGTAGGCCAGTACAACGTCCGTGATGGCATCCAGAATCTTCATGCTCAACTTTCCCTTTTTGACCACATGTGCATAGAACAGCCGCCCGGAATGTCATCGTTGCCTTTCTTGTGACAACCGTAACAAAAGCTACAAAGCAGGTATTTACAGACAGGGCAGCATGCTTCGCGGAGTCTATGAAGAACGAACCATGCGGACTTTTGAGTTATTCCAATCTCTTTCGCCAAATGCATCGAACTGATTCCCTTGCGAGCGGTCACAAGCAGATACATGGCGTAGACCCATTTGTGTAGGGGAACATGCGACCGTTCAAATATCGTGCCCGTGCGAACGGTGAAGTCTAGTTTGCAAGCATTACAGCGGTAGAAACCATCCTTGCGAACCGTGATGCGCTCTTTACCTTTGCATTCTGGACAGGTGACGCCGTTTTTCCACAGTCGCCCTTCTAAATACTTGCGAGCGGTCGGCTCATCGGGAAACAGTTCAAACAGCCTAAACGTGCTAATTGTGCTCCGACTCATTGGTTGCTCCCTTCTCTTCGGGAAACCAATCAACTACTTGCCACTTTGATACGGTGTAGCGAAACATCATTGAGCCTTGTCCACGCCGCCTCGCGTCGGCCTGAGCAGACCTTTCTGTGGCATGAATCGCCATTGCTTGTCCGTCGCCCGAACGTTCTACCACGTAGACCGTCATACTTGCACCTGCTCAATCAAGTATCCACCTTCGTCATATTTCAGACAATTCTCTTCCCAGATAGCGGGGCCGATTTCCCACCATTGGTCAAGAGCGGCTTGGATGAGGTCGTTCAGTTCCTTGTCAAGCATGTGGGTGACTCTGGAGGAAAAGAAGGTGCTCAATATCGGCCATAGATTTATGACTGCCAATACATTCACGGGAGCCGCTCTTGGATTCCAAATGCCACGCCAGAATCGGTTCACCTTTCATGTTCGTGGCAAGGGATTCGATACCAACTGAGCGTTTACAGATGGGGCATTCTGCGTTCATAAGGAACCTCACTTTCTAACTCCACTATACATAACTCCCTCAAGGGAGTCAAGTACTTTCTTAAAGTATTTCGTACTAGTACGCATTGCAAACACTAGGGTTATAAGTCCTTTGTTTTCATGCGGGAGTCATCTATATAATTCCCAAAAAATCAACGGCGGAATCTTTCTTTGTCCTGCTTATCCCTGATCTTACGGTATTCCGCATAGTCCAAATTGTCTAGTGGGACACTGGAGCGGGTGCTATGACCGCTAAGAGGCTTGATCGGTGGCGGGGCAGAACTTACCGGCAACTTGTCGGGACCGCTCTTGCGTTCATTGGTGGCTTCTTCCTGTGGAGAAACTTCAAGCTTCGCAGCGATGCGTCCTACCTCAGCTATAGCCTTTGCTGGACTCATGTTCCAGAGTTCTTTGGCTGTTTCCGGGTGCTGGGCGATGAAATACACCACATCCGGCCGGGCCAGTTCCATGAGAGCATTCTGAACTCCCACCTGAATCTTGATGTCCGTTCCGCCAACTACTTCATCCCAGTCATCATGCTCAGCCTTGAATTTGGTAACCTCGGCATTATAGGTCGTCACTACTTTCTTGGCTTCTGCTTCCTGCTGGGCTTTTTCCTCTTTGGCGGCCTGTTCACGGAGTTCTTGGCGCATCTCCCATCGAGCCGTGGCTTTGACCCAATCCTCGTAAGTCTTGAACTTGGGATCGTCTTGCTTGGGCTCGGGGTCATCAGCCAGAGTTTCAACCTCCGGTATTGGCTCTGCGGCTGCTTCTGCCGGTTTCGACTTTCTGGCTTCTGCAAGCTCTGCCTCCAGCTTTGCCGCTCGTTCTTCAGCTGTTTTGGCTCGGTTAGAGAGTTCTGTCTTTTGGGCGGTAAGCTTCCCGATACGCTTCTCATAGGGGTCTTTCTCGACTTTAGCAGCTGGCTCTTCTTTTGAATCAGGCTCCTGGCTATCGACCTGTTCCGCGCCTTCAAGCTTGGTTTCCGTGGATTTGACTTCCGGCTCTTCTTGGACCACGCCGGCCGCTTGATTGACCTGCTCGATTGTATCGGTCGTGCTTGAGACAACTATGCTCATGTTTGAGCCTCCAAATACTCAATCATCTTCCGGAGAATTTCCGGGCTATCTGAAACCAATCCTAGG